CTGGGGGCTAACCTCGGCATTAGCTATCTCATGGTCGGCTTGTATTATACACTTTTGTGTGTTTTCTTGCAGATTGTTTGTTGCGCTAATGCGTACATCGTCTTGCGATGTTTATATGCCATTATTAATCGCGCAAGACCTGGGCTACTGGAACCCACGCTACTGCCTGTCTGTAGAGTGGGATGTAAAACAGTGCCTTGTGGCATTGGCGTCTTCTGCGTATTACTTAGAAGTCTCGCAAGTTATCGTACAACTTTGTGCATTATTTTTCGGTTAATTGGTCTCCTCTTGTACTTTTGGGATCATAACTGGGATTTGCTATTTTGGAACGTGTTCAATGTGACCGTGTTTCTTTTCGGTCTGTGCATCGTTGATAATTTTGAGGAACTTTTTGCAATACACATGAACAAAAGTTTGGCGACTGTGAGTTTGTCTCGCGGCCAGGCTAACATGTTCATGTCATTTACTATGCCTAACTGTGGTGACCCACGTAATGGGAACCCCCATCGTCTTTCGGGAGGACATAGAACAGTTGCCGAGAAGGCCGTTTCTATGTACACGAGACTTTGTGGACGTACCATGTATCAATATTACCGAACCCCCCGAGCCGTTGAGGCCGGTTATCGTGGTTGGAATTTTGATGACGTCACTACAGAGCGGCAATGGAATGAACCCTTCTTAGACACCGATTGCCTTTACGTAATGGATAAGGATTACTTATGTGATTCGATGCCGTTACGTCCTATATTAACCTATTCATTTCAGCCTGAAGATATTGCCGCTGACCGTGGTGAATACCGTTATTTTGTAGAAAATAACGAGGTCCATTACACTGTTGTCGGCGGTCGCACTTTGGTTCACAAAGTGCGTAAATATGATAATGAATACGTTGATATACCCCTCGCTAGCGAACATTATTTGTTTGGCCCTATGGGCTCTGTGCGTTATCAATGTAAAATGCGCAGAACTAGTGAGGATCGGGCTTTAATACTTTTAAATCCTGTTTGCTACTTACCACCAGTGAAGGAATTTTGGGCTCGTTATGGATTTGGTGCGAACTCACATTTTCCGTGGACTTTTTATGATTATGGAAGTCCTCCTGCCATGGAGGTGACGCGTGGAAGCGATAATTATGTCACCTTGGGGCTGGATGGAGCTTATGCTAGTGCAAGGCTCCCACTGGTTAAGTATGGATCATTACAAGCATTCTGTGCTGCAGCGAAGACGCCTGTTGCGACTGAGACTATTATCAGCCACACCGCGTTAGATCGTTCTGCAGCGACAGTTGTCCGGGCTTTCTTCCATGCCTCCGGACGAGTCCATACGCGAACTGTTGTTCCTATGGAATTTGCTATGATTTCATACCAGTATGGCCTATTTGAGCCAGATGCACGGGTGCCAATGCGCCCATTTATGACACCGCTTATCAACGGTGGTTTCGTTGCCGCTCGTACTCGTGGCAACGATGAACAGTGCATTCTGGGACGGGTCATTACTCCTGGTAGAGCCGCTAGTAAACAGGTCCCCCTTAAGTACTATGATCTCGTTGAAGAATTTTGTGATTACTTTGTTTGTGAACAATTGATTCCTTGTGAATTTGAGGAAATTAGTGAGTGTCAACCAAGTCGAACGCAGCAGCATTTGTTGCGGCGTGCTGATGATGGTGACACCTGTGAGATTGTCGTTTGTTTTCAGAAACCTGAAGCATATATGGCAGTTAATGATCCTAGAAACATAAATCAGTTGCCCCCAACAGACAAAGTGCGATCTGCAAAGTACGCTTATCCTTTTATGCGATATATGAAAAAGTTTCCGTGGTATGCCTTTGGTCATCCCCCTGCAGAAGTTGCTGCAAGAGTTGCCAACATCTGCATCGATGCCGAGGATGTCGCGGAAACAGATTACAGTCGATGGGACGGATCACGTTCCATGTTTCTTTTCTTCATGTGTACCGAATTAATTCGGCGTTGTTACCGACAATATGGTGACCGTGAAGAGATAGAGACCGTGTGTAATAAGGAAACTAATCGGAAATGCACCACGGAATTCCGAGTGAGATTTAAAAGTGGCTGGATGGTACTTTCGGGGTCCATGTGGACTTCCCCCCTTAACACCGTTTGCAACATCTTCATTTTATATTGCTGCTATCGAACATATATGAGCCATGAGGAAGCTCTTCGAGCCATTGAAGAGTATTCTCTTGCGGGTGGAGACGATGGTCTCGCACGCATATCGGCTGAGTTGTTGGCGCAAGTTTGTGAGGACCTTCATGTTTACATTGATATAACTAAACGTGAACGGGACAAACATGTTGTGACGTTTTTGTCACGATACTTCACAATAGATGTTTGGAATGGTGACATAAATTCACATTGTGACCTTCTGAGACAATTACAAAAGTTGCATCTTACAACCAACTGTGAGCCAAATTTACAACTTGGGGTCAAGGCTGCCGAGAAAGCGTTGTCGATCTTGTCGGGAGACAGAGAAACACCCTTTCTCGGTGAGTGGGCTGAAGCGGTTATGCGCTTTAGTAACCCCAAATTGTTGGCTAAAGTTAATCGTAAACATTTGTCTTATTTTGGTCGTGTTTTTATGGATGGGGATGGCGGATGGCCAAATAATCTTGCTAATGTGCACCGCGAAGACGCTATGGCACGTGCTGGTCTATTAGAATTCTATGCAGATTACATTGCAAATCTCCGACGCTGTACTGGCCTCGTTGAGGTTTTGGCATTGGACTGCATTATGGATTTGACCCACAAGCCACCTAAGACCCCAGGCGCTGTTATTGTTGCCGAGGGTGATGCTGTGCGCACTACAGAACCCGCTGAAAACCCACATGGGAAAATGGTTGGAGATGAGGCAAAACCTACATATGAAGTTGTAGAAAATATTCCTCCGCCATTATCAAGTACAAAGCTTGAAAAACAAAAAGAAGAACCAAGCGACTTAACTCTTGCTCGTAAGCTCGGACAGGTCAAATGTGGGCATGTGCTGACCCTTTGGCACTGCTTATGCCTGCAAGTCCGAACATCGTGTTGCCTCTATATTGGAGCATACGGGCCCGAGACGTTTTATCCTTATGTTAATATCGCAACTATGAACTACTTTGTTCGTGCTTATGACCCCTTGTTCCGCACCAATCGTGATGCGGCTTTCGAGAAAAGCATGGCCAATAATAGTAGAATGCGGATTATGGAGAAGAATTTTTCACTTAAGGAATGGGAGAAGGACTACCGCGTAAAAGGAGCGGCACTCTCAAACGAACGCCTCGTGTTAATCGACGATTCAATGAAAATATCAGGTGAAGACCGCGACCACGGGAAGAAAGAAAGAGATGCACATGTCCGCCACTTCAAAATGGTTTTGGGGTGGGTTGAGGCTGTGCGTCCTGCTTATGCTATGTTGAAAGTTCCACTCGCAGCTCGTTGCAGCACCGACCTAGTGTTGCACGGCTACGATCTGATCATAGCTTTAAATTCCCCTAAAATAGAGGGTCACACGTTGCGTGAGACCCGTTGGTTGGTACGTCGGGCAAACCAAGACCACTCCGTTTCCTTTGTAAACCAGTCGACTCACGACTGGCCTACCGGAGAGGTTGGTATTTTCGTCGATGTGATTTTGTCGCATGCGCCTTATTAAGTTAAGGTGCAGCCGTCCCAGGTAAGTAATATGGCTTAAATGGGGGACGTTAAATTGGCCGGCGCGGGCCGGAGCCAACACAAGTTGTTTAATCTCATTTTATGTGTATTATACCACCAGTGATTCCACTTACATGGACTTACAACCCCCTTCCTACACGGCAC